CATTAGCCCATATAATTCAATAGATTATAGGTGATAAATATCTAACCTCCTCCATATTAGGTATAACAATTGGTATCTGGTGAGTATGGTATCAGTTTATAAAATAGTGATAGCTACGCTAGAACGTAACTAGATAACAAAGGGCAAGCATTATAGAGATATAATCTATGGTGTCAAGATAAATAATAGCATAATATGAAAATAAATATATAGACACCTAATAGGTATAATGATAGCATACTGGTATTGAATGAATAGTTAATAATGATTAATACATGAGGTTGATATAGGATAATGAAACAAGATAGATAGCCAGAGCATGCACACCCATGCACACTTGGCAAGAAACAGGGTCTACAACAGTAGTAATACTATGCTAGCTACCCTACTAGCCAAGGCATGCAATCAGGTGCCCTATGGGGGAAATCTACGCGGGGATTGTATTAAATACCCTCACACAATTATGACCCATTTTCAACATTCGGGTATCTGGGATATGATCTGGCCTGTATCTATGCGTTTTCGATAGGCTCTATAGAATCGATAGCAGGGCCGATTTCTTGCCCGTACAGCAGGATCTGGATACAGGGAGCTACCCTAGTAGCCAAAGGCGGTACATCTGCACTGGTGTACCCTCGGAGTGGAATGCTTAGTAAGGGCATAGGAGCTATTCCAAGGGTACGCCAGTACAGGCGGAGAGGACTGGAGGGTACTCTTTCGAGCAGAGCCTCCAGCCGTGTAGCAGTTAGATAGGGGTGTATTGAGTTGCAGGTACAGCTACGTTCTGCCATTTAGCGTTAGGAGCCGAGCCGAGGGCGACAACCATGCTGAACTGGCCAGCACCGTGGTCAGCCAACAGAACCATACCCGCAGTCTTACCAAGGGCAGTCGAGCCACCTTTAGTACCTTTACGAGCGTCACCGTTCAGGTTGCACGAAGCTGCGAGCAAGCTGAGGTCAGCCAGAGGCACAACAGTGAAGTCACCCATTTTGGTGTAAGATACGTTTGTAATAGCCATTGTATTAATCCTTTATAGAGTTGATAATTAGTGTTAGCGCCGGAAGAACTTTCCCCAGAGCCAGTAGATCGTCCCAAATACCATGAGGTACGGGATTGACAGATAGGCGATTGAAGCGTAACCGCGTTCAGCGAATCGTTGAGCAACCACGAAGTCCGAGGCTACCTTGATCCGCCATACACGAGTGCAGTAAGCAATGTCATGCTCGTCGCATATGTCGGCATGATTCTCGTCCAGCCATTTGCCTAGCGGCCATGGCACAGAGCAAGCCATTACACAAGGCTCTCGATGATTGCAGGGGCTTGAGCAAGAGCCTGAGCTTCTAGCTGCCTGTGAACTAGAATAGCCAGTTTTTGCTGCGCTAGTTTTTTAACGTATTCCACGCAGAACTTGGGTGGATTAAGGGGGTTATCAGGAGTCCACCCGTCTAGCGCGGCAATTTGGTCAATTCCGCCATTATCCACTGTTGAGCGCTTAAGCAACATGTCAATTCGTAGCGTCACCCATGCAGGGTCGGCAGAAGGAATTAGATCGCCACTTGCTAAATATTCTTCAGTCTTTGTCATAAATGCTCTTAGTTGATGATTAAGAAGCCAACGCTGGTTTCGGCAGTAGCAGCAGAGGCGAGGTTGATGGTGAATGACCCCGCTGCCGGGACCACATTCTTGATAACTGCGGTGACATCATTCGTGCGGACAGTAGCGAATACAATGCTTGCCGTGGTGCAGAGTGCGTTCGTCACTACCAGCGAGGTTGCCCCCGCTGCAAAGTTGACGGTGCCGCTTGCCCTGTTGATTGTACGCGCTCCAGTGGTGCCAGCCGCTGTGTTGGTTCCAAGTACCGTGATTTTGCCATCTGCGCCAAGGCGTAGTTTTTCAGTAGATGTTTGTGTGGTAGTTCCGCTAGCGAGCGGGTCGCCTGTTCTAAATGATATGCCTCCAGATAACCCCGAGCCCGTTCCAAGTCCGCCTTGAATGCGAAGGTCATTCCCAGCGACATCGGTGCCAGCAGTAGTGCCAAAGGTTGTTGCACTTAAAAGGCTTGGGCGAGTGTCAGCAATCGTCTTAAGTTTCTGCCCGAGGTAAACTTGGTTAACGCCAACATCCGCGAAAATATTACACGGAATAAAACCAGCGGTAACATCATTGAACGCAAGGCCGCCACCCGCAAGCGACCAGCCGTAAGTCAGTCCCGTTGTTGGCCGTATAAGGCGGATAAGGTCAGTTCCAGATGCACCGCCCGTAACAGAAAGCGGGGGAGTTGTAGCCGCGCTATACCCAATAGACATTTCACCGGTATCGTTTATGGTAGGCGAGTTAGCGGTATAGCCCTGAATCAGCTTGCCGGTCGTGCCGCCAAAACGGGCAATTGCGTTATCAACTGAGGATGCGGGGCCGGATACATCACCAGCCCCACCCCCGGTAGTTGGATTACCCGGAGCCTTTAACATTAGAGGTTACTCAGGGTCGTCAGTTTAGCTTTGTATTCATCGCGTAGTGCATTAGCCTCCGCTGTAGCTGTACGGGCTTTTGCCAGTTCAGTCTCAAGACGGTTGCCTTTTGTCACGTAAGCTGCGACAGTATCTTTCAGGCGAGCTTCAGCTTGTGCCAGTTCACTCTGCCGGGCATCAAGGTCTGCTTGATATTGACTCAAGGCAGATTCCTTAGCGACAAGTGTACCTTCACGCTCATTGAGGGCTAACTCGCGGTCATTAAGCTCAGTGGCTTTAACGACAGCAGCGGCAACCTGAGCATCAAACTCAGCTACGCGGGAATCAAACGCCGCGATTTCCTTGCGGAGATCTTCAGCTTTAAGAATCGTCTCGTTAGCTTCAATGAGTTCAGGTATGCGTTTAGCGTACTCTGGGTCTTTGATGAGTTCAATGAGTTCAGCAATAGCCAGAAGACTTCCGGCAGCAGCGAGAGTTGTTGCATTAATAGGGCGCATTAGATTCCCTCTCCTACTGAGACGAGCAAGCCGCTTGTCCCGGTTGATGTAATAGCTGAGATATTCCAGTCAGTAGCATTGCCTTTGAAGAAGATTGCATCTTCACCGGGCAGGACTGGTAAGCAGGTGTTGCTAAACGAAGCACCGGGCAAAGTCGCTACGACTGGAACAGGCGCAGGTGCAAGGTGCACATAGACGATGTTAGCGCCTGTGTTACACAGACGGACAGAAGCGCCCACGTTTGGCAGCGCAACTGGAGTACTAGCTGTCGTCCCTGCCGTAATTAGAAGAGTCGGTGCATTCACGGAGAACGCTCGGATCTTTGACATAGTGTATCCTTCTTATTGTGAGCAGAATCGTTCCCACTTTTCATTGTGGGCTACGATCTGTTGTTTAGTGCCACGGGTTACTTTATCTTTCCGAGAAGGATTAATAGCTTTCGTCCATGAGCATTCTGGAATATAGGCAGTGCTAGTCGCGCAGCCACTTACTGTAGCGGCGATCAAGGTCATCATTAGGAAGCGTGAGAACGCTTTGGTCGATGTTTGCACCATCTTGTACTCCTTTCTTTGTAGCAGCTACCTGATTGGTAGCAATCTTTCCACGCTCTTCAGCAGCACCAACGGCTTTACCTGCGTGATACGATCCGATTAAAAGGAAGATCACGAGAGTAGAGCTTATGATGTACGTTTTATATGAGAGGTAAAAGTTTCTTAGGTAGGAAATGATTTGTGTCATTTTAGTTCCTAGTTTAGTGCAAGATCGACACCCATAAGAATAAGGTCGTCAGAGTACGGTTGTACTCCATTTTCTTGGCGGATGATTGCTTTAGCGATCTTAGCCAAGTTCTCGCGTTTACTTAGATCAACAGGAACCTTTGCACCAAAGCCAGACCACTTCGCTACGTTTGACACGTAAGCAGCGGTAGGATTCTCGTGCGGTGGTGCCCATCGGTTAATCATACCGTGGATGGTCGTGATGTTGTACTTACGCTGATAGGTCAGCAGAACTTTACATAAAGCCCGAATGCCGTACTCAGGATCAGTAAACGAACAGAACCGAGGATCGGATTGTACATCCGAGAGTCCCTTCCACTTAGCACCACGTTCTATATTACCGGGGTTGTTAAGTCGAATGCCTTTGGTCTGCATTAGAACAATTCGCCTTGAGCGGCAATGGTCTCTTCGATAGCTTGTTTGGCTTCGTTCTCAGCTACAACAGCCGCAATAGCGTCTTCACGCACTTTAGCGTCAATGAGGAACTTAGCTTCAAGGTGGGCGATACCCACAGCAAGCGCAGCATCCGCTAGACGCTTCTTGTCTTCAGCGCCTTGAATGCGAGAAGCCAAACGCACGATAGTGTCTTTGAGTTCAGCAGTCATGCCCCAAGGGTCAGTTGGCCACTGGATAAAAGTAGGGTTGTGGGATACCACTGGGCCAGCCGGAACCGCTACAGGAGCAGCTTCTTTGACTACCTCAGCAGGGGTAGTAGCTTCAGCAGGTGCAGCCTCTTCAGTGACCAATTCTTTGGCATCTACGAGGACTTCCGTGCCAGCTTCAATGACAGTACCGTCTTCAGCGGTTACAGTCTCGGCCAGTACAGCCTCAACAGTATCAGTTTGTTTTTCTGCGGCTACAGGAGCCACAGGTTTATTCTTGTTATTAGCCATGTTATGTCTTCCGTCTAAACTTGTTAAATGCGTTCAAGGGTTGCACTCCATTCATGCCGGGGATCTTACGCCCGTTACCTAAAGGATTGCTTATCAGTTTCTTCCATTGCTCGGTCTTTGCCTTTGCTGCCATTTTAGCGGCATCTTGTGCAAGAGCATCTACCCAATAGCGACAGGAGCCAGCCACCGCGTCGAGTCTATCGTCGTGGATTAAGGCACCTTTATCCCGCGTGATGCGGGACAGTTGGAAGAAGAAGCTGAAGGTAGCACGTTTCTCCACTGGGTATTTCTGTACAGAGTTCCAGTCTTTCGTGATTAACTCTGGGTCGATCACTAGACGATTGCTACCAATCATAGGTTCTAGCGCGTCAATGACGCGCAGTTCTTTCTGGCCGGATTCCCATACCTCTTCAATACCACAGGTGTGGTTGATCTTCTTGAGGGCAGCGTGAAGGGTCGGAGTCCAGACACGTTGGAACGCGCCTTTACCGAAGTTCTCCTCGATCTGTACAAGATTAGGTTTCCACTTGAGCACTACCTGCGTAAGCCAGTTAAGCTTATCGTCAGTGTAGCCTCCGGGTGTACCTCCGAAGTCAACTAGGAACACGCGACCACCAAGGAACTTGGTTACAGCGTATGCTAGTTCATCCCCATTCTTACCACCACCTGCCGGATCGACGTACATATGACATCCGGCAAACGCGCCGAACTCTTCTCCGCCACCTTGAGCAGCGTAGTATGCCTCCTGCAATGGGAAGCCTTGTGGAGGATGTATGCGATTTGATTCCAATGCAGCCCAGTTGACAATCAACGGAGCAGACTCTTTAGGAATCGGCATGAATACAATTGAACGTGCCTTGAGTGGGTAACGGTCTTCGTCCATCAGCTTAGTGTCAAGCATGTGCTGGAGTTGGAAGTACGCTTTACCTTGGTCTATCTCTTTTGCACAGAGAGTGTCTTCATCAAGCATGTCTGGGTCAGTGGGTTGTCCACGATCACCAGTTGGCCCACCACCTGTCATTAGGCTTGGGTCTTGTTCCAGCCTACGCCGCAAGGCTGGGGCGAGGAAGGAGCTATAGTTACTAAGCTCCTCCGCAGTAGGATAGCGACCAGTCCAGATACGCACCTCGAATCCACGTGAAGGGAGGGAGTTGTATACGGAGTCGTTATTCTGCGGCGTACCGAGATAAATAATATCCCCAGTCGAACATATCGACGTGAAATCTTTAGTCAAGTGAGCAAGGCGCTCACGTTGGGTAGCGGTCTGGCTGTTCTTGCCGGATTCAATATCATCCGCAATCAGAACGTCAGCTCGTTTTCCTTGCAGGTTCGATGTAATGCCTACGCAAGCAACAGACGGAGATTTCTCTGCGCCTTTGAGCGAATGGTGAACGTCGAATGCTTTCACGCTTGAGCGATCCCCGAATGAGGTGTCTGGGCGTAAGCATTCAAGCTCAGGCATATGCATAATCATTTGGATCACCCAGTTGGCGATCTCTGTAGCCATATCGGAACCTGCCGAGATGATGAGAATGCGAGTCCGTGGATCATGTATCAACCGCCATACAGCATACGCTGCGGTAATGGTTGTTTTGGCCTGTCCACGTTGCGCTTGGATCATCTTGTACTTCGGCCCTTCGGCTAAGTAGTTTGCGATGTCAAGCTGGAGCCATGTGCACTGGAATCCCAGTACATCAGTGATTACGTCATAGAGGAAATCCTCAAACTTTGCGTAATGCTCCTGCAACTTTTCTAAATCCGACCACCGCTGTTCAGCGAGGTCTTTGTCTTCGAGTAGTGGCATGTTTGAGTCCTTATAGAATTTATCGTGGCACCCGTCACCCTATAGAAGTCAGGGTGCCACTGTAAATGCTACTCGTCTTCAGAGAGAAGTGGTATGACATTACCTACCGCCTTGCGTTCACGCTTTGCAGCTAATCGTTTGTCTAGGTCGCTCATTTCTTTTGAGTCTTCTACCTGACATGTAATGTCGTTGTCCTTGAGGAACTTTGCTGCAATCGTCAGCAAGGCTGGCGAAGCAGTAGAGCACGTCAAGAGGAACTCACAAACTTCGGCTTCCCAATCCTCTTCACCCTTACGGGCAAGGAGACGTTGAGCCTTGTCAGCTTGTTCTAATTGTACAGCTAGTTGTCGTGCTACTTTTCTATGTAGCTCACCTAGCTCTTTGTCAGTAGCTTGCATTATTTGGTTACTTTATTTGTCAAGTTCTCAGCGGCTTGTTTGAGCAGATGCCCAAGGAAGCCCTTGTTGTTAAGTACGCCTACGACAAAGTCGCGGGATAACAGACTAGCGAAACTCGAACATGACAGAGCGACATAATCGCCCCAGCCAAGACTGAGTGCAAGTCCACCTGTTACTGTACCAATGATAACACCGATGAGAATGGTAATCATGGATACTCGCAGACTTTGGGACTCAGGTGCAAGTACCAGTTTAGTTAAAGCGAACACGAAGGATAACCCAGCAAAGATAAGAAGGTCAGCCCACTGGTCGCGTAAATGTTGGTACATAGGAATCCTGTACTAGAGATAATGAATACGAGGAATGATCCAAAGACCCATCCTGAGGAATGTTCTACCCAAACGTGCTTATTGAACCCACCGATATTCTCAGGTAGGTAATTATGAGCGCCGCTGTAGATCAGCATGTAGATAGCCGAGAACGGAATAGCCAGAAGACCGTAGGCAGCATGGCCGTGAACTACTATCGAGACTAGTGTAAAACCAATCGCAGATGTCCACAGTCCACGCCAATACATGTTCTTCCAGTTCTTCCATCCGTCAAAGCCGGATAAGCGATAGATGAAGAATGCTGCACCAGAAGCTAGACCAGTATATACGCCGAATAGGCTGGTACTGAGTAAAGTAAATAGTGAAGCGCACGTCCATACGTCAAAAAACTTGGCTAATGGCTGCAATTTGGGGTTATCTGTTCCCCATCCATCAGCACGCACAAGAAGACCAGTTATAACTAGATATATCACAAATAACATTATATGTATTCCGTGATAACCATAAGGCCAGCCGCGCCTGCACCGCCTGCAGATGGGCCAGAACCACCTCCGCCCCCGCCGCCTGTATTCGCAGCAGCAGGCTTCCCAGCAGCGCCAGCAGCGCCAGCGCCTCCACCCCCACCAAAGAAGGAGTTGCCGCCGTTACCTCCCATAAGGGACCCTGCCGTTCCCGCTGAGCCGCCCACAGCTAAACCGCCTGTTCCGGCAGCAGCAGTATCACTACCTGCGGCATTAGACCCTGCCGTACCAAAACCAAGAGGCCCTCCTATTGCTGTGAGCAATGTTCCACCTAAAGTAGTCGTACCCCCGGCTGTTCCGTTAGTTGCCACAGCACCGCCCGTCCCTGCCGCGCCGATAACAACGGCTTTAGATGCGCCAATAGCTGCCGCATCAAAACGTGACCGAGAATATCCACCGGAGCCGCCTCCTGCCCCGCAGCCGCTTGCATTGCCACCGCCGCCGCCGCCACCGCCACCGACAGCTTCGACAATGCAATATTTCATTCCTGCGGTTGGGGTATAGGTGCCGCTGGCGGTAAACCGCTGCTGGACCACATTAGTAAAATAAGGAAACCCAGAAAACGTGTTCGACCCAAAATCCATGGTCTTGCCGCTTAACGTCTGTGTCCCAGACTCAGTAACCACGTTCCCGCCTACAGTGCCTACAAGCACAATGTTTGCTGGCAATGAATCAGCAGCCTTCAACGAAAGAGTGTTTGTACCATTGTTTGTGCCTTCTGCAAGAGCGATACTCGCTCCAACAGTTGTGGTTTCCGCAGTGGAAGATATTCCGGATATCCCAAGAGTTATTCGTGCTGCCAATGCGTTAGCAGACGAAATAAGACTAGAACCGAAAGCGGAGATTCCTAATTGAGTCTTCAAGTAGGTAATAGAGCGCCGGATGAATTTCATAGCTGTGGTATCCCACAGCAGCGAATCATCCTGCACCTGTGTGCCACCTACGTCTAAGAACAGGCCATTGCCAGCGCCACCACTCAAGCCATTCAATTGGCCGAAGGTTACAGCGTCCGTTGGGTTAGAGCCGGGTACAAGGTTGGTTATCTTGTGAGTACCCATATCCAAGTCTTGTTGTAAGGCACTTGTGAAGCGTCCATCGAATAGCTCGTGGATCGCCATTAAATTCTGTTTATTGCTCTCATCGAGATTGATCTCGTCGATAGCTTCGCCATTCGCGTAGTCGTGTGCGAGAGCAGTTTTATTAATTGTGCGCTTGAACACCACCTTTGTTGAGGCTGGGATCAGCGTAGCTGGTAATACGTTTACCAGTCCGTCATTTACCCAATCAAGGGCACGGTACACTGGGTCACCAAGGCCATCGACTTCATCGTTGACTTGGCAGGTAACTTCATTACGGTTGTTGAAGCCGAGGGTGAAGTTAATGGGGAAGGCATTCGTCGCACCTGTTGCGGTGGTCTGAATAATACTAAACGCCATATCTTCTCCTTAGCGTAAATGTTTGTATACTAGGTATGGAGGAGGTTAGGGTAGGGAGGTGAGCATTACTGCCCACCACCCGATTTAACCACGCTATTCAGTAGATCTACTGAAGTAGCGGAATCTTCTTTAGATTCAGTGTCTTTCTTCTGTTTAGGCTCTACTGGAGTCTCAGATGGTTTGTCTATCAACTTGACTGGAGGTTTATCCTCTTTGTCTTTCATGTCTACCTTGACTTGCTCTTTCTTGCGACTATTGATGTCGGCTCGCATTGCATTTGCAAGGTAACCCATGCCATAGATGTTTCCTACCAGAGGCGTAGCCTGTAAAGCGTACACGTCATTGCTTGTCATATCACCTGTAGCGGCACGTACACCAGCAGCAGGGATCTTAGCAAGGCGGTTCACAACATTGAACTGTGCTGGCATAGATAACAAGTCTGTACTTGCACCCATACGACCAGCACCTTGGAAGTTACCAATCTGGTAGTCGCTCAATCCAAGAATACCCATAGCAGGGTCACTGAATTGAATGACAGGAGAGGTAATGCTACTGTAGTTGAGCATACCCTTTACCAGCTTCTCGCCATCTAATTTCTCTTGGTTGCCTGATGTGTATTGCCGTGCAGCAAAAGCACCAGCAGCAGTTCCTAAGCCCCAAAAGAATGTGCCGACTGATTCTGGATCAGCAAGGCGCATGTTACGGATGAGTTGTTTATGAAGTGCTGTGAATGTGAATGACTTCAAGTGCATCAGGAATGACCCTGCTTCTTTATGCATCCACCAAGCGTCTTCACCACGGAAGTTTTTCTGTACTGCCTGTGAGCTTGAACGACGGAGGAATGCAGCAAAGTCTGTCCAGTCTTTCGTATCCCATTTTTCAGGATGATAACTGTAGATACGTCCATCTTTTACTTCCACAGTACCGTCTCGGAAATACTTCAAGATTCGTTCTTGAGATCCGTTAGCAAAACCGAAGTCCGCCCATCGTTGATCTGAGAATCCTGTGTCCTTACCATTTGCATGTTTCCATAAGCGATGTGACATACCTGCACGAGCAGCGTTCTGCATCCATTGGTTCGTCTTGTAGAACAGAGACGTGTATCCTTGGATACGAGCACCACGAGCAAGAGCAGTGTCGAGAAGGTTACCGAGTTCACCCGGCTGACCCATGCTACTGAAACGCATCTCATCCATACTACGATGGGGAGCACTGATTAGATGGTCACCTATGATAGCCCCGTCGAGATACTGAAGCTGTTCGTGTGCCGGAAGAAGTTTTCCACCGAACACTGCTTTAGCTTCTGTCCCAGCGGTAGCCAAGAAGTTATCAAGATGCACCATACCAATCGTGTTTCCTAGCTCACCTAGCTGCGTCAATCCCATACCGTTAAGCAGGGATAGGCGGGAGATGAGATTGAGCCTACGGATGTTTGGATTAACTCCACCGCCGTATGCATTACCAGAGAAATATGTCTTGAGTGTCTTGAGAAACTCTTGGTCAAAGGGTTTACCACCCATTGCCGAAATCTCGTCATTCATGGCCAACAGATAACTGTCAAGCTCATGGTACTGTATACCATTACGAGCTAACGCCGACGAACCAGCAGCGGTACGAGCGTATCGCAACCACGTTCCTTCCAGATCCGTATCTAGCAGATCCATGAGGGTCATATCTGTGCCAGCAATAGGAGTGCGGGGATCAATGTCGTTACGATGCTTCAAGGCAGGGTTTTTACCACGCTCTGCGAGTTTACCTTTGATATGTTCCATGAACTCGTCAACGATCTTGCCATCCAAGTTGTTGCCTTCCAGCATTTCACGTAGATATGCGCCATCTTCAAAGTTCATTGTACGGAACAGGCTTGTATTAGCACCTTCTGCATGTGCCAGAGCACGGCTTATTACCGCGTTAGCGACAGCATTAGCTACCTTAGCGTTCCAACCATGCAATTGACGGTAGGACAAAGCCAGAGAATCTGCAATAAGCTTACGACCATCTTTTGCACCGAACTCAGTCTGTGCTCTGACGATAGCTTGCTGTATGTTTGCTCCTGACCATACCTGACGATACCAGCCGGGACGTGCCTCCAGAGTCTCTGCACCAAATGCAGGAGTCTCTCCTTCAGCGCCGCGATATACGTTCACTGCGTTGCTTGCTGCCTCGTCTACGGCATCTGCCATTTCACGTACAGCGGCACTCGAAGCCGGATTGCTCATCCCGTCATGATAACGGTGAGCAAGCTCCAATTGAACTTCTCGGTCAAACTTATTGCGCTTTGTGTTGTCATTCCACGCAAGCTCCGTTGGTTCTCCGTCTTTGGTTTCTTTCAACCACTTGGAGAACGCTGGGCGATAGCGTTGGGCTACAGGAGCTTGGATCGCTGCGGTATAGCCATCAAGAAGGTTCGCGCTGGTCTGATTGACCATACGGCCTACACCGCTCGGACTCTCTAAGAGACGTGCAGCAAATGACGGAGCAAGAACTCCGGGTGCATTAAACAGACGGTCAAAGTCTGAAGCGAATAGAGTCTTAGATACACCACGGTATACTGCTTTAGCAGCTTGAGATACTGGATTGCTATTGAAATAGTTGCCGACATCCCACCGATCTCCGGTGTATCCATCATCTACGTTCATCTTCTGCATACGAGATACCCATGCACCAGTCTCTTCTGGTTTCATGTACGGGAAGTTCTGGTCAGTACGCATACTTGCTGCACCAACCGAGTCACCTTTACTCGTGTCCTTCATATACGCATCCAATACTGGATCTTTGCGTACTGGCTTGTAGCTTGGTTCAGCAAAGCCCTGTGCTTTAGCGGCCTCGAACTGTGCTCGTGCTACCTGTAATTGTTGGTCAGCTAGGAACATGCTCTTTGGTAGAACGGCTCCGAGAGCGCCACCAAATACAAGTCCGCCTAGAGCAGCATCAGGAATATCAGACCACTGCCCTGTAGGGCGAGCAATCGTATTCGCTGTCTGCGTGAGCACCCCAGCTTCTAAACCAGCGGTGGCCACGGTTGCGGAACGAGCGAACTTGGTTCCTGCTAATCCGGCCTCCGCCATAAACTTTGCAGTCTTTGGAGCGAGGTATGAACCACCGCTCAGAAAGGTAAGGGGAAGATCTACGTCGATGATGCTAGCAAGGCCAGCAGCGACCATGCCACGTGCACCTGCACCGCCGAGAACCGCTTGATCTTCAAGCTCCTGTACAATATCTGCACGGAGCATCTGCCCCTCTTCCATACTGCGTACTGAATTGAATTTGTCTTTGTACTCCTCTGGAATGCCCTGCGTGAGAGCATCCCAGTTGGAGTTCAAATCAAAGTCTGGATCGGGAACTGTAAAGCTCCGTTCTGCCCACTGTGCTACACCAGCAGCAGCATTCATTGAGCGGAAACCCCGTCCAATGAGGTCTGTTGTTGAAGCGTCTAGCGAACGATTCTGGGCAGCAGCCTCAGCACTCGTATCACGTCCAACCTGATCCTGTAGTCTTGTACCACGGGAGCTGATCGCAATCGCTTGTTTTTGTAAGTCAGTGAACTCTTCGTCCATTAGTTAGGCCCAATCATTAATAGAGGCGCAAGCCACGGATTCTTCTCCCGTTGCAGAGCCAGTTGATTTTCAGGTGTACGGTTTGCCTTGAACTTAGCGAGTAACGCCTGTTCGCGGCTAGAATAGCTACGTTCATCGACCTTCTGAGACTTAGCCCAGTTGCCGAGATCCGCAGCAGGTATGGAAACTGAGTTTCCAAGTAATACCTTATTGCCCATGTCATCATCGACCCATAGATCGACAGTAAATGATTTAGAGTCTGGGTTGTAGTTGATGTATAGGTTGTCAGGTGTCCCAGTAATTGCATCGCGGGTACGCCCAACTAGCCAGCGGCTATCTTCAGACGGTACATCAGGATCGCTCTTGTGAGCGGCCTTGTATATCTTAGCCTGAGTGTCTGCATCTTCAGTACGTCCAACGTAGATCTGTCCAAAATAAGCCTTACCATGATGAGCAAGATATTCAGACATAACCGAGTGTACAAAGTTGTTGGAGTTAGCTTCGGGGAATCCCATATCCTTGCGGATGCTGCTTGAGCGACCACTGAAGGCTAGGTTCCCACCGGGAAGCAATTCCACCTTACCTTGAATGTTTTTCATCGCAAGGTTAGCGGCTGCCTCTGGCTTCATACTGCGTGACGTGTCAGCAGCTAGAATCCGATTGGTCTCTGCGGTAAGCATAGATTTCAATGCAGGATTACTCTTAGCTTTAGAGATGTCTTGGTCAGAGATGTCCAACGTATCGGCGGACTGGTATTTCGAGAAGAACGCCCAAAAACTTGGATTCAACTCGTCAATCTTTTTGTCCGCGATTGCACCGATCTCTGCTGGTACAGCAGTTTTTGGTGCAGTGTAGCGTTCGCTCTTTGACATCTCCATTACGTCAATGGCGGTCTTCAGAGCAAGCTCGCTGTTCATGCCGGAGTCATAAGTCTCTGCAAGGGCAACGAGTTTCTGAGCATCTGCGTCGAGGAATTGGTTAGCAAATCCCGGACTAGCCTCTTTAGCGATGTTCATGTAATCCAGATATGCTTCGAGAGCGCCCTCGGATACTTGACCACCTTTAGTTAAGAGTGTGCCAGATAGGTTAGCCGACATCTCGCCTTTCCATTTCTCATCTACAACACTGTTACGGATCAGGAACTCGCGTTGTTTAGCTTTGATTGCAGCTTGCCCTTCAGAGGAAGCTGGATCAATTCCCTGTGCAATTAATTCCTCAGCGATGGCTACACGATTCTCATCAATAGCCTTAGCTTGATCCGCTGGTGAAAGGGTTCGCACTGTACCGTTAACAATCGCTGACTGGCGGGATCGCAATTCGCCGTTACTCTTCACGTACTTCTCCATGGCCGACTGAGCACTGTTTGCTTGAGCGTTTGCCCATGCATCAGAGTAGCCACGCTCATCTTTCACCTTTTGGATGGTGTCAAGAGCCGCCTCGTAGTTTCCGTTTGCCAGAACCGATTCGTATATGCTTTGTTCTGTCAGTATTCGATCTTTGCTGAACTCGGTGGATCGTTTTGCTTCGTACTGATCCAGCGAATTTATAATGCTTTTGATCTGAGCAGGATTAAATCCTTGCTTGGTCAGGCTTATCATCGTAGCGTAATCAGCATCAACTTCAGATGCAGCTACAGCCTCGTTTACCATGTCTGGCTTCCACCGACTCATCACATCTTTCACATACTTGCGTGTCTCAGCAAATGGTAAAGACTTGACGAATTCAAGGATAGGTATCTCACCTTTGGTTGGATCTCCGACCTTAGCAATGTGGTCATCCACTGTGCCCGGCCCTGCGTTATATGCCGCAGCGGCTAGCTCCGGAGACTGGTTGTAACGCTTCAGCATAGCTCCTAGGTAGTCACGACCAACACGAGCACGTTCCTCTGGAGAATTATCTGCGGCAGGACGGACTCCAAATCCCGGATCGGTATTCGTACCATCCATGACTTGCATCTCACCTTTAGCACCCTTTGGTGAAGTGAGAAGCTTACCGTCTTTACCGTACCGTTTACCACGGCTCTCTGTCATCATTATAGCAGAGACAAGTCCAGCAGGTACTCCTGCTCCTTGCGTCTGCATCTTGACTTTATCACGCTCGGAAATACCAAGAGCCTCAAATGGCTTCTTGTTACCGAGAGTAGCAGCAGTCGCTACGATGTCAGAGCGAGCTTGGTTGAAGCGTTCTTCTGATAAGCCCGGATTAATACTCAGAGTCTCATTGAGAGTCTCCATGTCGATGTCTGGGCGACCTGCCTCAGATAAACCTAATCCGATGAAGGACTCGTATATCTGTGACTCACGCCATGAATTGTGTGCCTTTGTCTGAGCTTCCATGAGCTTAGGCATCGTCTCTTCTGCGTTAGCAGCGAGGAGTTGTTTGACAAATGGATCGCTACTTGAGCTGACTCGTTCAGATAAGTCGGCATACGTCTTCGACAATCTGTTTCGATACTCGTTTGGATCTATAGTCTTATCGACGGTCTCGATCTGTTGCATGGAATTCTGGAAGAACTCGTTCGACTTTGTACGAACATCCATTGCTAAGAACCCGCCGAGGGTGTATTTGTTTCCCGAAGAACGAATCTCGTCTTCTGTCTTGCCTTGCGCGTATGCTAGCTTGCCATCAAGCTCCCACTGATCTTTCTTCTTCTCAAGGTAGGTCTCGTATACGGTCGAGACTGAACCGAGTAAATCAGCGATAGCCCGTTGTCCAGCACCTATACGTGAAGTGTCATAGCTAGCAACTCCTCCGACACCTCCGCCCTGAATTTGGACGGGAGCCTTAAATGCGCCTAGATTAGGCGAGAGCGGATCATTTACTACCTCGCGGGTAGCACTTCCGTAGCGACCTTGTTCATTGGCCAATGTTATCTCCTATAGGTGAAGTGGGCTAGTCCGAAGACCAGCCCACAAAATTGTTTATCTAAAGCCGCCGCAGATAATCTGCACCGCTGCGTATATTACGCCACAGGTAATCTATTGGTGATTCATCTGTGGACGTTGATGGTGTAGGTCTGTCACCCATACCTTGTCTCCCAGTAGCGTAGGACATACCAGCTTTTAATAGGTACGAGCCTAACTTAGGCGTAGGGATATAAGTATAATCTTGGGCATTAGCAGCAGCCTGTGCAGACTGTTGCCGTTGACCTGCAAAGCTCAGGTTCGCATTCTTCATATCGTTCTGGCGTTGCCGTTCAGCAAGAGCGGCACTGCGATTGATATTGAGTTGAACTTGATTTACTGAGCGACCTTTTACACCAGCAGCCGCAGCAGATACTTCTGCTTGTGCTACCGATAAGATGTTCTGTTGTTTGATTCCAACAGCTTGATCTCCGTAAGCCTGATTCGTTGCAATCTGGTTCTCGGTTATCACGTTTTGAGTTGTGGCATCCGAGATACGAGCCATTGCATTCTTATAGGCTTGATACGCCTGATCTGCTTTGGCTCGTGCTTTATCAGCACCAAAGGCACTGAAGGCTTGTGCGCCTTGTAGTGCGAGCATCCAATAGCTCATTAGTTACCTCCACTCTGGATACGTTGGCCCTTCTTAGTATACTGGCCCTTCCATTCGATGTCGGTCACAGTGAAGGGTAAGTGACTGTCCGAATACAATTCGATCCCAGCACGTGTTGCTTCAGAGCGGAACGGCATGATGTAAGATGCATCCACAATAGCAGGTTCACCGACATGAGTGTTGGGATCGCCAACGAACCGTCCAGTGAACTCCACGATAACATCCGATGCGTACTTGGAGAATTTACGGCAGAGAAGTTTCCCTGTGTTCTTACAGTTCAGGAAGAACTTACCTACAATCAATGTACCAGTACCGATACGGACTTTATCAGAATCCTTAACGTCAGGTTCAGTAGGGATGTAAGATGAGCGATACGGCACACCGTATATAACAGTGCCACCTTCCATGTCTCGATCAAACGTATACGTGTTTGTACCTGCGTTATAGCTTTCAACCCATGCAACCATGCCCGGAGTTGGACATCCTTCTCCTTGTACGAATACAATGGAGTCTGGGTCACTTGGCATAGGGTTATACGGATTAGCTATGGTCAGGTTCACACCTGTAGCTGATTTCTTACGATCAAGCCGGACATTGTACGTCAAACCTGTGTCATCCTTAACATCCAGATCCATCGTGTTCAACATATAATCGTTACCGATCTTTGTGATGATATACACTTTAGACTTGATGATGAAGATGTACTTCGCATCGTTTGGTAATATCCAGCGACTCCACGCTGATTGAACTTTCTTATCGTCCTGCCAGATGTACTCATAGCTGTAGACAATATGACCGTCCGCGAGTGTCTGCACCAGAAGGATGTCGAAGTTCGATGACGTGGACAGCATCTTGACTGTACCATTCAAGTACTTTAGTACATGCTGTGTGATGGGTCGTGAATCGTTTGCGTCTTGCGAGTCGGAGGCGTAGAACTCTCGTACCCCCGTGAACTGCCCGAAGGCAATCGGAAAGAATACGTTACGCCCAGCAGCTACAGGAATCGCATTGATGTCCACCTCGAAGGTTGTCGTCAGAACCAGAGACGAGTTGTTTGGCGTAAGGGCTACACGCCCAAAGACAATAAACTGTCCCTTATCGGAGAAGACAACAAGATCTCGGTTAAACGGCACACAGTGATACATCTTCCGTACACCTTCAATGGTCGATTGAATGTCAATCGGATCAGAGTCAGCAACTTCAGTGGCAGAGTTATTCCAGTGATCTAGTGGTCGATCTGTACGCGACATGCACACAGCGGCACCACCAAGAAGCACAAGGCGACCTTGGAAGTATCCAAGCCCTTCCACTGTCTCATCGACGAATGTAGGATCCTCGTTACTCTCTGTGTCTCCTGCTGCTCGCTCTGCCCAGTTACCCGGCCCAAAGCTGAATGTATCAGTGTTGAAATCATAGAACAGGACATGCGGCATGGTGTCGATCTTGAACTTATATGGCACGTTAGGCCCGACACATTCCTGCCACGATCCTGCAAGGCCAAAGCCAGCACCCATGGCTGGATAATTCCCAGCAGAGTCTTTATTACAGATGAACTGAGCGTACCACTCGTCAGCGTTTGTACTACCGTCCCCAGTTATGGTCACGATGTAGTTATGAGGCGCAAAACGAGGTAGCTTGGCTCGGTCTTGAATTGTGTTGTTTATCACAAGAAATTGAGTACCACCAAAGCCATCGGTGGTTGTGACGTTGAATACCTGATCTGCCGGAGCGGATGTCTTCTTGATGTAGAGGACATCTCCAACGCGAGAACAGGTGAAGTTAGCCGAGAATGTACCATTGCCATCTAGGCTTGCTTTAATCTGTGTAGCTATGTTATCAGTCGTGATTAAATTAACGTCTGTAGACACTGAGCCAGTAGGAGTCGTGTATGTACCAACTATGGTCGTACCGCTCCAGTTAATCGTGCATGTATAGACACGCCCATAAGATCCACCAAGTACATAGGCTATAGCGCCTGTCTGTACATAGCTTTTAACGGCGGGATCCATCTCCACTACCTTGTTCTTGTTCGCCACGTACACCAGATCATCTAGTGTAGTGAAAGCAAGTGGAGCGCCATCAATGTAGGAGAATCCAGATGACACGTTGTTCACGGTCTTCTCGACTCCTGTATTGTAGTTGAATACCCGTACTACGCCGGGCAGACAAGCCATGATGAACTGTAGGTCACCACCAAGATCGAAGTCATAGAACTGCGCCTCAGGAGAAGCAGAGAACAATTTCATCACCTCCTCCATCGCGGCTCGACGAGTCAAACCATCTACAGGGTTGGAAGAGATATTATCTTGCGCCGTACATTGGCCGGGAAGCCGAGTACGGGGAGGCTGTTGTGATACACCTTGGATCAATGACCCAAGAGAGCCATCTACTTTAGCCATGAGTAAATCCTCCACCAATTAGGTCAGGGTTTCCATTAGAGCCGGATCCGTATTGCCCTATGCCTTGAAGCACACGAGCAGCAGTTGGACGGTTCTTCGCGTTTACGTTGCTCATTTGCATCTGTTGAGATGTCAGAGCAGCCCATGAAGATTGTACTTCCATGAGCAATAATTTAGCTTTAAGCTCATCGCCATCGTCATTCACGTAGAAGTCGTAAGCAGACTTGTCCGAGAGGTATTGCACGGCAGCATCAGGGAGATCGTCTATGTTCAATAGAGTGACGATATTCACGGGTACAGTAGTGCCGATAACGAAAGTATGGTTGATAGGGTCGTAGAGACGATTGCCACGCCATACGAGACGAGAGCGAGAGTCCACCGGATCGACTTTGATAGTCGTGGAGGGGAGAATGATCTCACCAGCCAGATTCGGGGATAGTATTAGATTGAGGTCGCGGTTAAACCACCACCCACGTAGCTGCATCCGCTTGTTCACACGGTTGATAGTGTTCGTAGCAGTCTGCGCGGTAGGATGTTGGCTATCTGGGTTACTCACTGGAGTTTCCCCAACGACACTGAGAACGTGGTTTAATACGTCAAGAGATGCAGTCATTATGTTTCCTTCAACAGAAAAAAAAGCCCCTCCCCGATTAAGGAGAGGGGCAATAGTCGGAATACGATGAGGGTTACTCTAGCTTAGAAGCGGAGTACGCGACCACATACGTCAGGACGGTTCACTGTTACAGCAAACGACAGGAAGCTGTCGATGAACCACAGTTTCTCTTCTTTGTTGAACCATACATCGCTCGTAAGCGGAATGGTCTCACCAGCCAACAGCGACTTAGGATGCAGGATTACTGCAACAGCTTTCGCCTCAGTTGCACTCACATCGTAAGCGTTACCGTTGTTAGGGTTCGAGAGAAGGTGGCCGCTGATTGCAGCAGTTGGGATACGTGCAGTCTTAACAATGCGAGCACCGTTAATTTCGTACAGCATACCTTTAGCATAGTCACCGTTACCAGCCGAGAAGTCACGAGACATCAACTTGTTGTTGTTCTTGAGAACCTCGAATTGTTTAGGACGGACAAACACAAGCAGATCGCTTACGTCAATGTCTTCCTCTTCCATCGTGGTGATGATACCAGTGATGGCGGTGTAGAGTTTATCAGGATCGAGTTCGTCACCCGCAGCAGCGAGGGTCGTCGATTTACCTGCACCAAATGCATTGTTCAGACCAGCCGGAGCCGATTGACCTGCGCCTTTGATAGCAAGGATGATGAATGCTTGGTCGAAGAATTTACCGATCTCTTTACCATGATCTTGAGCGAGTTCTATACGAGCATCGAAGTGCGCTTGGAATTCATTCAGCATCGAGCGAGAATCGCGGCTCAGGATAACCGTGTCAACGGTCAGCGAGACTTTACCAAAGTTGGTGGCGATTGCATCAGGGCGAGCACCGGGTACTAATTTTTGAAGGGTGGTACGACCAACGCGGTTATTCGTGATGGTGTCGGTATTGCGTACCGGACGGATCTTAACGAATTCACGCATGATCGAGCTTTTAGCGAATTGAGATTCGACTTCACCGCCGTATTGCTCGATGAGCAGCTCAGTGGTTACATCGGATAAATTAACGGCATCTGTACCGTAGGCCATGGGGTCTCCTTGGAAATATGATTATGCGCCTAAATTGTCCTTACTAGGTATGGAGGAAGTTAGGCAGGGTTGATGTTTTATTTGCCGAGTCGAATTGTCTGAAGACGACGATCATTCAGAAGTTTAACAGCAGCTTGGTCACCTTTAGCATTTGCTTCATGCATACCCTTGATATAGTCTGCACGGGACAGTGGCACGAAGCCAGTCTCCGTTGGAGCACTATCACCGTCTATACGGCGTACATCCAGCGAGCTATTCTTTGGATCTGCATTGTATGCTTTGAGTAGAGCCTCAGCGGCCAACTTTGCAGTCGTCGGTTCATTCGAGTCGAGCATCTTACGGTACGAATCAAGTTCCTTACCGAATGCTGGATCGGCGGTCTCTTTGGCTTGCGCCCATTTAGCTACCTTATCAAAGTTCTCCTTGCTACCAACTACCGAGGTAACTGCTTCCACGACAGCCTTAACGCTTGAGTTAATGCGGTTGTAGTATTCAGTCACACCTGTCTTGACAAGATTAGCCTTTGATTTGCCCATCTTTTCTTCCAACTTACTCCAGTCGATCCCTTCCAGAGTGCCCTTTTCAACGGCCTCACGGAAGATGTCGTCTGCTTCAGCAGGAGTTACATTCGATTCCTTCAGTAGATCAATAACAGCGTCAGCCGTTTCGTCTCCGTAGGTCGGATATGCTTTCTTCGATTCTTCAATTTCAGCAGCCTTAGCATCGGCAGCAGCTTTATCAGCCGCTTCTTTCTCCGCAGCTTCAGTTGCAGCCTTCGCAGCAGCCTCGGCTTCCGCCTTCTCTGTTGCAGCTTTCTCCTCAGCAGTAGGCTCCTTTACAGGAGGTGCATTGCTGGGTTCAGCGGGAGCATTTGGGCCTTTGTTCGAGTGTCCATCGCTCAGATCGCGGTTCCGTACACCTTCTGGTGCACCTAACGCTTGTTCATCTGCTTTATCCACTACGCCTTGTTCTTCAGCCATTTCATTCTCCGGGTTGTTTGAATGCAGCTCGTGCAGCTTCTTGAGCTATGCCAACTTGGGCCTCGCCCTCTTGCTGCATCTGCACCTGTTGTTGCATCTGTTGATTCTCTGCCTGAATCTTAGCAGGACTCTTCTCGAACTTCTGATAATCCACTCCACGGCGTACTGCACAGTAAGCAATGAACTTAGCTGGGTCAATTCCGGCCCGAACATCTTCAGGCACTTCATTCAACGCAGCTAGATCGCTTATGAGCAAGCGTAGGTTGTCGATGTCACCAGCACGGGATAGAGAATCCAGACCAGTAATAATTACCGGATCAATCGTCTTGTCTCCAAGATTCACATTGATTCGGTTCAGCATTAAGATTGCTGTGCGGTATTGCCACTCCTCGGCAAAGCGAGAGTAGATACCACCGTTTGATAGATCGAGTTCATTTGCGACTTGGCGAACTTCTTCAGCAGTCACTCGTTCAGCATCACGTGTCACAGCGGACTGTAGCATGAATGCTGCACCGATCTGTTGCTGTAGACGTTGAACCATTCCCTCAACCATCTGCATGTCAACAGCCTTGTTGATCTGCAATACAGTTACGTCACCTTCACGGCCTGAGTGGTATGTACCAGACTCCGAAGCGTTCAGGGTTTCTACGTCAGCGGACGAACCGGGATCGACAAGGAATTTAATGTCAGCAGCAATAGCTACGACATCAATCTCTGCTTGAGCGAGTTGATACAGCGCATGGAAAGCACCAGCGTAATCTTCAACAAGGCCACGTCCGTAGTCTTCACCACGTACAAGGTTCCAAGTCAATACAAGATACGGCAGGTCTTCAGCAGTCCACGTTGCAGACGACTCTTCGAGTTTCATGTCATCAGCGTACTGATACATGTGGTATTTCATATCATCCTCAAGGATCACCTGAGTGTATATGCATACCTCTTTCTGAGAACTGTACTTGCCTTTGTTGTAGGCTTCCAGTTTCTCACGGATTTCTTTCTTAAACGTATGGAGGTTTTTCTTCTCCATCGTCAGGATCTCTACTACGTTGCCGGATAGATCGCGGCATACACAGTAGTCACGTAAACCATACATCTGTACAGGCCCATTCTTAGGGTGGTACAGCATGGCATTACCAGTGACAATAAGAGACTTGGCAGCGGTAGTTGCTTCAGTCCGGTAGCGATTGAAGTTCAATTCCTTCATCGCAGATTTCTCGGTCTTAGCTAATGCTTCGTCCATAGCAGCAATGAGGGTCAGAGCTTGTTCATCTCCGTCCTTGGCCTTAGCAGCTAACTCTTCAGCGATCTCATCACTAATGGTGAGGCGGAAGAATGGCTGAGATGGTGCAAACAGCGCCATGATTAACTTGTTCGACAAGTGGTTTACTGCCCGTGCTCCGGTGCTGTCAAGCGGCCCTTGCAGTTCAGAATCCTGCGTACCAGTCCGGGGGAACAGGTACGGTAGTGTCCACATGGCATAGTCTTGGCAACGATTTATTAGATTCGTCTTCTTTGCGTTCAACTCTGTCCAGCGGTCAGATAACTTCTTGTCCGGCGGTAATTTGGATTCCTTATCCATTATACTCTAAGACCACTCGATTGGCCTAGTCCACCTAGAACATCGCCAACTTTGCGTTTCTTATTTGATCCCGTAATACGGTCACCGAGTGCTGCATCACGACCAATCATGATTGTAGCGCCAGTGTCATTGTTCTGAGTCGGTGCAGGTGCAGCGGCTACCTGTGGAGTTGGAAGTTCAGGTGGCTTAGGTGCACCCATTCCAAGAATTCCGGTAACTGAACTCAGTATCTTTCTAAATTTACTCATGTGTTTTCCTTTGTCTGATTAGGACTGTACCTTGTAGTACGAACCCAAACTTACCGAGAAGGTTGATATATAATTGATCTTGTCCGATAGCAGCGGTTGCTGTACCAAACGATAGCGCACAGTCCATCAGGTCGAACCATTCACAGGCATCTTCGAGAAGTGCTCTGCCAGTTCGTGTCCCTCTGAACTTCGGTAAGACATACATTTTTGAGATATACCCAAAGTATTCGTTATGGAACTCATTAGCCCTAGTGACAATCATCATGCCAGCCATCTCATCCTGTTCGTAGTGAACGAACACAGCGGTGTCTGGGTTATTGATTAATGACCAGAGATACTCCTTTGAATCCTTTTCACTATACGTTATTGGATAATCTGTTTCAGCGATGAATGCCTGTACCAATTTTAGAAATTCATGTACTCTTGCGTCCCATAGTAATAGCATATACCTTCCTCAGTCAGTTAGCAGTACGGGTAGTAAAGTTCTTCCACCAAGGTGTACTAGGAGTTACATATATAGGTTCCATAGTAATCTTCATATCAGATTTATCTATAGTATTATCTGTATCTTCTTTATTATCTGGTATAATATCTTCTACCTTACTACTTACTACCTTATTATTACTCATCTGTAATATCTTTTCTACTACTCTACGTTCTCCGTAGGATTGCATGACTAGATTCATCATGAGATCTCGATTCATATTAGGATTCACCTGAATCGGTGGGAACATCTTGTTAAGCTCAAGAGCGAACTCTCGGCTAACCTTTGGTAGGTTTCTTGCTAATAGGGACATATCGTTCCTTCGGTTTTGTTATGAGATCATACAGGCCATGCTGAACCAAGAAGTCACTTATCGTGACTGGGATTGCTACCTCATGCTTAACGCAGTCAATAGCCATCTCAATCTTCTGGATGTCATCAAGGTCTGATAGGGATGTACTCATTGACTCCTCCGTTGCCTTACTAGGTATGGAGGAAGTTACCCAAAGAAGTAAGGTGAACGGAGGATGTCAGTGATGTTTAGACTACCCTTTGGAGGTAAGCTTGGGAGTACAATTCCCGTAGAGTTTTCAATGCCTGTCTTGAAGTTCAGTAGAGGATCGCTGTTCTCGTACATCGAAACAAAGGCATCCCGGATCGCTGTATGCATGGCATCGGTGTCATTGGCATGAGTACCAAAGTCATCGTGTATGCAAGCGAAACTGGTTACTCCCTTGGCTGAGGCAGAAGTCAACGTGAGCATCAGATGGCAAGCATCCATGCTATGCACGAAGTTCGGACTGGCACCAAGTCGCTGCTTCTGTACGTCGATCTGGTTTGAATCCACGTTCAGTCGGAGCTGTATGCGGCCAGCAAGTTGGGTATCAACTCTGCGACTGATAACCTTCTTGCGACCCTGATACACAGGGAAGCCTATCGGGGTATGCCAGACCAGTGGATTATCTTCACGGGCTACGATCCCGGCACATTTCTGTATCCAGTCCATAGCCTTACGGGCAGCGACAACCACCTCGCCAATGGAAGCCCATAGGATAGGTGTTAAGAACACTGATAAGCGGAAACGGATCTCCTTGGGGAAGGACTCCTGCGCTTCCTCCAGCATGTATTTATAAATGTACTCCCTGCACGATTGTTGGGTCGAGCCGTAGGGTAGGGTCATGACGGGTCGTTTCGCAAGCCCACGGGGCAAAAAACCACCGTGTTCGGCATCGCAGAAGTTTAACCAAACAGCGGCCAGAGGGTCTGTAGAACCCCGGAGCCTCTCGGTACACACTCTTGCCACTTCGGAGTATATGTCTGCTGGGACTTTTGAAGGTGTGAGGTTAGTCGCTCTACCGCCAACTTCGTCACGGAGCATAGCGGAGAAGTTTTGCAGCCCGTTACAACTTCCGTCAAGAGCGACAGGGAGATGCGATAGCATACCAAGTCCGAGATGTAAGAATCTCGCATACTCGAAACAAAATGCCAAGAACTGCCAAGGCTTGTCTGCATTCGCCCACGCATCACGATGGGTGAGCGGGTCGCTAGCAATTGCTCGGATGAGTTCAGCATTATCCTCTGTCCACTTAGCTCGTTCAGCATATGAGATCTTATCCTTCCCGAATGTGTTAGCGCCATGTATCTTCAGCCAATACAGTCCCCGCTCAGTTAGCGGCTTCCCCTCTGAGAAGCGCAAGAGACCTTTGGCAAAGTCTGGGCCTTGTGGCGACAGACCAGATACCGTAGCATATATACGACCACGGAAGTCGCACTGGTATACGAACCAGAACTTACTGTAGTCCATGAACTCTTTGGCCATCCGCAGTACACGGATAACTTGGAAGCACTTAGACACACGCTCTTTGTTCATGGTGTACACGACACGAGCTTCTGACTTCCACTCGTCGAAGGCAACCTTCTGTAGCGGAGTCATGTCAGATTTCTTTGTGTCTTTAGGTATTGGCGAGGCTGGGAGAGGATAAGGTTCAGACTGTGGGAGTCCAATCGGTAACGACTGTTCCCAAGCTGTCTTCAATACCTCAAAGACCTCCCTGTTAATCTCCCAAGATGTCTGCTGTAGGATATTCACCGACTGCATGACCTTGTCCATCTTCCCATCGTTGAACAGTTCAAGATGAGCTTTGTTCTTGACCTTGACCAGAGGTGTCCGGCGACGAAGCTGAGGGGTATAGTACCCGCCTTGGTCAACGCTAGTCCACGGATCTGGTGGTATGATGCATGGCGATCTGTCTGGGTTCATCAGTTGAGCGTAGGAGTCGAACTCCTTCATCCACTTGAGGCAGCTCTCAGTCGGGACAATGATGACTTGCATCAGGTGTCTGCGACCCTTGGCTTTCTCTTTCTTCATCTCGATCAGATCAGTGCTCTGCATGATTAAGTCGATGACTTTTACACCAACCTGTGCACGTTCTTCATTCGACCAATCGACCCAGTCAACTTCATGTTGCTTGGCCTTCATCGTCAATACACGGTGCATGTGGCGATAGTTCGTCGTCCCTTTCTTCTTGAAGTCACGGATGATGGCATCGTAATACTCACCGTGCTTCTCTTGGAACTTACTGAACTTAACCTCATCCTCGATAAGCATACCGATTCGAGAGCCGAGGGAGACCAATGGTGTGTTGTTAGTGAAGTGATCGAATACAGCACGGAGGCCGAGATAAGCAGCAACCTCAGGCTCAACAACAGACAGTAGCTTATTGTACTTCTTCTTCGGGCCGGGAGACTTGTGCTCGCACCATTCGCGGATGGCCGTAGCAACAGGCAATACGAACTCCTGCATCAACTTCTGGGCAGACTGGGTGTCTGCACCACGGCCTTTCTCCAGAGCCTTCTGTACAGTGCTCTTATAACGGCCTATGCCGTAAGCCACCATACGTTTCTCAAGATCAATCTGTTCTTGGATGCTTGGTTCCACACTCGCTCCTACTTTTTGGACTTGGCTCGTCTGAGCCTAGCTTTCTTATTACGTGCTAATCTTTTCTCATCTTCGTCTTTATGTGTCGGGTGATAGATGCCGCTTGGGTTCTCTAGGTGTTGCGAATAATACCCAATAAGACGGGTAATCCACCATACAACCGTGCCATCGCGCTTTGCTCGACGAGCAAGGTTAAATACCTTGCCCTCGATTCCATTGCAATTCCTGCACAGCACGCCTCGTATCTGACCCGTTCCGTGGCAATGATCGAGGCAGGAGGTGTCGTCATCAATTGCTATCCGGCAGAGGGCGCAACGGAACTGTTGCACTTCCAGTATCTTCTTGCGGAAGAACGGGATCTGTGTTGTCTTCATCTTCATCGGCAGCTTCCTCCAATCGTTTGATCCACGCTTCCTTAGCAGCCTCGAAGGTAGACATAGCTGCCTCTGGAAGCTCCTCGCGTTTATCGAACTCGTTCATAATGATACAGTGTTCATTGACCCAGTGTTTGTCAACCGACTTACTGAACGCACTCTTGATGTATTTGACGACTTGCTTAATCAAGAACTTTCGGTCGATCTGGCCACGGAAGGTCATACGTGACCACTGTTTCATGCCTTCGTTATCGAACCAAGGCACCATGACAATTGTGTATCCACGGTACTTCATACGCAGTGCTCCTTCATCCATTCAACGACATCATCATCGTTGTTATTACGCCGCATCCATAGTAGCTTGGCTTCTGACAGGAAGGCATCACCAGCCGTGATAGGCTGGCCAGTACGCCAGTTCGTGAAACCATGCTTCTCAGCATACGACTTATACAAGTCCCGCACTGCAATGAACGCTTCTTTGTTCGTTGAGAGAGGACTCAGAATCTCGTAAGCCAATACCGGGCCGCATGGTTTATCTTTGCCACGTGGCAGGTATTTCAGGTCAGTCACGAGAGGTAGTCCGGAGATGTTATCTGCTGCATCTCCTGTCAGCATTTGCGCCCAGAACAACTTCCAGCCACGTCCCTTGATCTTCTTGGCTTTGTTTGTCCCATGAGGAGCACCACGAAGTTCAATGTAACCGTAGTCGTCTTTTGTATCAGTTATCTCACCAGTAGCCCAGTCAAGAGATAGGCCGGGAACCATGGCGAGATCTTTGTCTTTAGTGGCGATAATTGATAGCTGGCGATTGCCATCTGCTATGGCTTTATACTGTGCCATAGACATACCATCATCGGCTTCACAGTTCACATGCTGGATGGCACCGTAGTGATCGGCCATGTAAGCACGGATAAGATGTAGGAAGCGCGGTTTGACCTTGCCGGAACGCGTAGCTTGATACTCGCGTAGCAATGCTTGGTCGTATCGGTTACCCTTGGTAGACTCTTTTGGAGTTAGATGGATAACCATAGACTCTGCACCAGCTTTGACACGAAGACGTTCAAGGATCATATCCAATACTTTCTTCATGTCATCTATGCTACGGTCTTTATCGTAGGCTACCATGTAAGCAGCGAAGTCACCGTCGATCTGGACTACGCGGCCCGGAACTACGGCTGGGTCACCAGAGGTCTCAGCCTCTAGCTTAGAGAGGTCGATACCGTTTATAATCATACTCGCTCCTATAGGAATGGAATGTCTTCGTCGAGTGCACCCGGTTCACAAACGTATTCAGGATACTTATCCATCACACGTCTCAGACGTTTCACTTGGCGGTCAGCACGGTTTGTATTGCAGACACGAATCACTCCGTCTCCGATACTCCGCATGAACTCTTTGCTTGTGTGTAGCATCTCTCCATCGAAGCTGATCTGGCAGATAGATATGTCGAACACGTCGATCATATTCTCACCCATGTCTTCGATGAATATCAATTCATAGATAACACCATCAACTTCCATACGCCAGATAGCGAATATGTTTCGGAATCCGGGAGTGGCTACGTCACCCTTCTGACCGTACATAGAAGTCAGTACAAGTTCACTGTACGGATAGATGGCTAGGACTTTCGCCTCGATAGCGTCAAGGTCTACTTCGTCAGACTTCATCGGAATGAATATGTCTACGTCCTTGATTGGTTTGTTATGCCACAGGTCGCGGAGAGCGCCACCAGCAATCACTGCTGATGGCAACTCACCTTGAACCTTGCGTAGCATATCAATCCAGACTTGTGGAATCTGGTTGATATTCATATTAGAGACCTAACTTCGCCAATGGATCTTCGTCTACAGGGGCAGCCTTAGCTTTAGGGGTAGGTGAGGAGGCTTTCGCGGTCGTCTTGACCGAGGAGGCCGTAGCGGACTTTTTTGCTGGAGCAGCCTTCTGCGTGTCAGTCTTAGCTGGCTTGGCTTCTGGCTCAGCTTCGCCAATAGCAGCCTCCAGTTCAGCGGAGCCGGAGAGAAGATCTTCAAGGGCAGAGCCAGCGAAGTTCGTCGCACCGAGGATGCGATTTTGCAACCAGTTCTTGCTCACTTGCTTCTCGCTACCATCTTCATCCTTGACAGTCTTATCACCGTCAATGAACAAGGTATCCCACGTTTCTTTCGTTGGGTTATTCCAGAGGAAGATACGGATGGGTGACAGAGCCGCTGGTACTGGGATTTGAGTGGTGGTCTCAGCAACAGGATCAACGATCACGGGAGCCGCGATGTTGTATACACCGTCCTTCTGAAGGTTGGCATACGTGGTCTTCTTACCGTCTTTCTCTTTGACATTATGCGAGACAGTCAAGAGGAATGCTTCGTTCAACATCTGAGCCATATGCTTGATGTCCTCGCGGCCACGAGCCATTGCTTTGAACAACTTGACGTAGCCCGACTTCTCGTGCAGAGACTTCGTGGTGTTAATGCTGATACGATCAGTTACCTGAATCTTCTTACCATCAACTTCGATCTCGCGGATGTTCTTCTTAGGGTGAAGCAACTCAAAGGTGATGCGTACTTCATCTGCATCTTTCTTAGGCTTGCCTTGGAAGGCACGTTGCTTCTGCTTACCGAGTTCAATGTACTCGATCATACGGCCAAAGGTAATACCTTCTGGAGCAACCTGATACTCGAAGTCACCACCAGCTTGGGTGTCTGTTTGATCTTCCATCTCCGCTGCTTGAGCGGCTAGTGCTTTATAATCAATTGTCATACTGTTTCCTATACATGATAAACTTGTTTATCGAAAAGGTTGTTACCAACCTCTACCTCGCAGGGGAATGGCACAGGAGAATGAATCCCAAAGATGCGCTCCAGACTCTCTGGTACGCTCTCAAGAATTCTCTTGGCATCCACTGCTACTTCGTGCACTACATCAGGCTGGCTGTCAATCCATACGCAGTCATGTACGGTATTGCAAAGCAATGCGCGGCCACCGTAGTTATCATTGGCTACGAAATGTCTCCACAACAAACCTAGTTGCATCTGCACGATCTCACCACCAGTGCCTTGCACTGGATAGTTCTTCATCTCCGTTGGCATGAATGTATCGTTGATGCCTTTATCCTTCGCCCACTTAGGAGCGTCATAAGTGCGCCAGCTATACAGGGTGCCAGTCGGAGCTTGCCATGTACCTCTACGGAACGTCCTGAACCCACGGATGGGATCTCGGAACGGCACCGCAGACTTCTGCACCGCCTGTTCAACACGCTGGTTGAACGAGAGGATGTCTGGGTACAAGAGTTCTTCTGCTTCAATGAGGTCTTTTACATCGTCTACAGCCATGCCCGTGGTGTCACTGATCTTAGCAGCGCCAGCACCGTAGGCACGTTGGAAGCTGAACACCTTGGCATCCGTCCGGTATCCATGCCAGAGCTTGTACTCTTGGTGGGCGGGATTCTTGCAGCGGGCTACAGCTTCTTCGTATGAGATGTTCTTCCATGCAGCTACACGCTTACAGTGGAAGTCAACCTTGTTAAGCAGATCTTCTATGAGTTGCTTGTCGCCAGTCAGCAACGCTTGGACTACGATCTCAAGCTGAGTGTAGTCGATCTCAATCATCTTACCGCCAGCGAAGCGGGAGATGAACATCTTCTTAACCTCAGACGTTCCCTCTTTGGGGATGTTCTGGCAGTTCGGGTCACTCGATGAAAGTCGAGTTGTTACCGTTGAGGTGTGGTTCAGACTGTGGTGGATGATGTGGCTGTGCTTCATCACACAGGTCATCATTCCTACATATTCTTTTTTGGATTCGTCGTACCTCAAGTAGTATGTGCCAAGGTCTTTGACGAGCGACTGTCGCTTGGCCATCAGCTTGAGGAACGGGATGTCACGTGAGCCTAGCTCCTCAATGACATCATCAGAAGTCTGATACACGGGATGCCCTACGGCATCGGTGTTCTTTGTCTCCCACTTCTTATCCGGTACAGTGTAGCCGGGCAGTTCAACGTGGAACTCTTGGTTCTTCTGCTTGACCTCCCCCGGTACGGTCACGGCCTTGAATCGACCCTGACCCTTCTTCTTGCCGGAGGTGTATACATCCTGACCGGGGTAGAAGATCGTAGGATAGTGGTTAGGACAAGGCGCAAGACCCTCTGGGCTAGTAGGGTAGCCACCGAACAAGGGCCACTGCTCTGTGGCCTGTTTCCGGGCAACTGTGCCCGTCTTCTCGTCGATGTATGGAGCCTTCTTGATATACTTCAGGGTTCCACCGAAGATCAGGGCAGACTTATGCACATTCGAGGCCCAGTTGAACTTAAGCTCAGGTGGCAACTCTGGGATGTATTGCTCTAGCTCGGCATCCATCTCGATAAGCTCTTCGCCCATGTCCTTGATACGACGACGAGCCTCCTCAACGTCAATCTTCAGCCCATTGAACTCCATCTCAGCGGTAGCACACAGGCCATCCATCCGAGTGTGGATCATCTTAAGCATTGACTTGCCCATAGCCTTCTTGATCTGGCCGAGGAAGATAAGCTCAGTGTTACCGATGTCGCCACTATTGCGACCCTCAGCCTCCGTGCCTACGAGGTAATCAATCAGCAGATCCTTGTCGATCTGGCTGGTCTTGACTCCCATCTCCCACAAGGCTTTCACCTCGTCGATCTTCTTGCGGCCACCGTAGGACTCAATGATGAAGTCCATCGAAGGCATGTGGTAGTCTTGTCGGGCACCTTGGATTAGATACTCGGCGTACTGTGTACACCAGATACGGCCACCACGTTTGAAGAATGCCTTGAGTTCAGGATTATCCCATTCCCATAGCAGATCGAACTTCAGGTTGTGTCCAACAAGCAACGTCACATCGTCTGGGATATGCAGTCGGTTCTCTGGGCTACGGCCTGTGTGGTACGACCAGCTACATCTCTCGTCACCCTGAGCCTTCCAGCCACGGGCAACAACGTAATTGATCTCGTCGAAGGGATTAGCGAATCTCTTATAGGTTTTGTAGTTTTCAGTCTCTAAATCAAAGACGAGGTATCGTGCCATGCATTGCCTCCACTTCTCCCCACAGTAGGTCACAGCATCGTCTTCCACCTACGGAGCGGTAAAGATCGTATGTAGGTTGGAAGCCGACTGCGGTTGTGAGGAATGTTCGGTTCTGTGTACGTTCTACTAAACGGATCTGGGCAGCGCCGTTGTGTTCGACAGTAAGGATGTAGTCGTTATCCTTATGAAGGATCATCTCTGTTAGCTGCGCCATGTTATTCCTATTCGATGTTTGGTTGTGTCTTGTCGTCACGCCAGCGTTTGAACACTGGTTCACGAAGGGCAACGTAAGTTGGGTCTGGTTTGTATTCGACCTCAATGATACGTTGTAGGTATGCATCTGGATTATTCCACATGGCGATGCGTTCAGAGTGGCGTAGGCATCCCGGCCCACATCCGATTGTCTGTCCGTTGAACTCTACAAGGAGACGACCAACCATGCCCTTGGGCTTCTTGGTGTCTCCCTCTACAGCTTCCTCGAATCCAATCAGTCGGAGGTCAGCGGTGCCGACAGCTTTATGTCGCTGGAGATTCCAGCTACGCTTACCGATGTCAATCGTACCATTGAGGTTACGAATGATGACACCTTCCTTGTTGGGATATAGTCGGTCAAAGGTCTCGATGTTATCTCGGAGAGTATTCTCATCATGAATCATCACGCCGGGTATCAATTGTACTGGGCTACGAGGCTCCACGTGGACACCGATATTCAATGCCATCTCACGGAGCCGTTCTTCATAGGTCATATTCTCAAAGCCCTTGATGTAGTAATCAAAGACACGGAGCACAAGTTCAGGAGCCGGACGTTCTGCACGTACCATACCACTGATGTCCTTGAATGCCAGTCCAGTGACATGTAGTTCACCGACAAGGTGATGATGCGGCTTGAGCAATCCATAGAGCCAGCCAGTGATATGACCAACTGACAGGATCTCTTCTCCCTGACGAGTCAGAGCGGAGATCTCTCCATCAGCCTTGGCATAGAAATCCCCCGGTACACCGTCGAACTTCTCTTGAACCAGCACGGGGAACGCTAGACGTTTATAGTCTAGGTTCCGTGCAAGCATCATTACTTCTGACATAGCTTAGTCGGATCGTTGAACTTAGTGTAGTCACGGCGAGGATTAGCAGTCATCTCAAACCACAGCATGAACAGTACGTTACATGCTGCATGTGCAAGGTGATGCAGACCCGATTCTTCATCGTTCTTTTCACCAGACTTCCACGCATTAAGGTGTCGGTCAAGGGCATCTTCGTAGCGTTCTGCACCGTTGGGTACAGTCTGCCAGCTATCAATCTTGTACTTAGCTGCACCATAGGTAAGGACAGCAGCCACCGCTTTGAGAGGCAGGGCGAGTCCGCGAGTCAGTGCACGGAATAACAGCTTTCCACCATCGTATTTTAATCCGCCATCTGTGGGAATTCCTTTTGTCTCAGATCCCGCAGAAATTTTGGTGTCGGTTTTAACATTTGGCTTCAACTTATGTAGCTCCAGCGATGCCGGGTCATAGCGGTATGGCGTACCTTTAAGAACAACACCTGCACTGGTTATACCAGTAATGGTATATACTTTACCATCACCAATCCGATTCACCATATCATCGACCCAACTGTTCGCCCAATCCCCGTTATAATCTTCAGTTTTGCGGACAATCATTACTTTGTCATCAACTCGTAGTTTCTGTTTCATATCTTCTACCTTCTTAAATCGTCCTGCTATGTAGGATTCAACTTCACCAGCATCATTTTTGACGTAAGTGAATTGATCGCTACGCGCGTAAGCTGGTTTAGCTAACACAGTGTATCGTTTTCCGAGAGTCAGGTTATTTGCCGAGCCATAATTACCGTGCGTAAAGCTGACAAGTTCAACTGTGTCTCCCGGAGTGAATTTATAAGTCATACTATCTACCTTCCTGAATCTATATGGTTTATATCCGCCACGTTTGCGCCAGCCTATGTCTACCCAGATAAGGCCGCACTGATCTACCCAGCGTACAACATAGAAGTTCTGCAATACTAAATCGTCACATGGGTCGATGTTTATTACTGTATCGCCAATATTAAATTCGGGATTCATTGGCTACCCAGACGATCATCTTACGACCACGGGTATTGCGGCGGAAACCGTGGTGCGATACTTTACCACGTACCTGAAGTTCACTGAGCCGTGCATGTAGCGACGACTGAGGCAGCTTAGGATACGCATGGTACAAGTCCTCGCTTGTTGCGCCACGTTCACCGCAAGCGGTTACGAAGTTAAGTACCAGAGTCCGAAGTGACGGAAGCTGGGATTTCACGGCTTGTAGTGCTTCTTGTGAAGTTTGTTGTTGCATTAGGTTCTCCGAATTTATGAGGTTCTACTTCTGGTATATCCTTTGCTACGCGGGATATGAACGCGTCGATTTCTTTATCGGTAACTCGACTTTTAGAGAGGTGCAACAATCTCTCGGTGACTCGACGCAGTAGCGTCAGAGACTCCTTAAGATAGTCTATGCTCTCCATTTACTTCCACGCATTGTGATGATGGCTCGTTTACCGTTCTGGTAGGTTATGATGTGCGAGTGCGACCAAGATGACGGGCCTTTGTTGTAACCCATGTCCATAAGTCCAGACACACCAGCCACATAAGCCCCATCAATAATGCCAGCACTGTGGCTATGGCCAAGATTAATTTTACGGCCAATAGTGCGGAGATTACGAGCACTGCCACGGGAGCCATTAGGGCCACGATGACCATGTAAACCGCACTCGATCCCGCCGACAATTTCACCCGTCTCATACTCTATCTCCTGATTGTTACCGATGACGAATGAATCGTCTTCGCGTAGAAACTCTACGTTGATTAGATCAAACTTCTCACGAAGTGCAGTCTCATAGATACTGAACCGTCTTTCTTTAGTTCGGATAGCCTTGAACTGCAACGCATTCATGCGATGGAAGTATTCGGCGTTCTCTGGGTCAGTACGAATATCAGCTTCCTTGAGCCAGCGATGGAACGCTAGATCGTGGTTGCTTTCCACTACAATAGCCATGTTCCCTTTGCGCGTGATGTACTCAAGGAACTCAGCAGATTGCTGGATACCCTGCTCAACCGAGTCAGCATCATTGAAGTGCTTCTCCGCTAAGAAGTACGGGTCATGGATATTATGGTGGTTACGTGCCGAGAAGTCTGTTAGGTCGTGGATGAACTGGAACTGTGGCTGTAGCACGTTCAAGATCGAGTCTCCATTACCCCATGCTCCTTCGAGCACGTTCTCATCCATCTTCTCGATGTGGATGTCACCGTAGTTCACGGCAAGCACTTCCTGCCCAGTTTCTACGCCTTCTGGCGTGTACTTCGTGGTCAGGTCATAGAATGTACCTGAGTTGTCTGCAATCAACTGACGGGCGAAGAAATCCCCCTTATCATCGATCTCAACGTACAGAGCACCGAAGACATGGTGGAACTCTGCTTTCTGTCCTGCTTTTCGTTGTATGTAGTTACGCAGGGTAATTGCCCCAGTGGTATAGAGGAACCGTGGAGGTTCACCAGCCATTCGCGGCAAGGATTGCATAGCGACTTTGGCATGTGGGATAATCCCTGAGCAGTTATGGCTATACCCTTCAAACCCGGACAGGGGATTTGACGCGGTGGGAAGAATATCGAGTTCACCGCAGAAGATAAGGTCTTTGCTAACTTGCGCGGACTCATCTAGGAAGAACTCCGTGAGTCGTGTGTCGTACCACAACTCTTTATCGTCTTTTGTACCATTCTGGAATCCTGATTTATTGTAAGTGAAACGGGACACAACAAGCTGTGCATCGTTATGGCCGCAGAACCGTAATAAGCTCGCAAGAAAATTCTCGTGCACATGTGTGTTATTCTGAGCCGATGTGAATACAAATCGTGTACCAGCAAGAGACTTCCGCCGGGCATCAGGAGCATCAAGCACGCCCCCAGCGATAGGTCGGTTGTCCTCTTTCTTTTTCTTAGTCGGCTTCCGATTAGCAAGGTAGGCACGAATGCCAGACTCGCTTGCTTTAACGGTATAGAAAGTATTAATATGTTTAGCAGCGGCACGGATACTACCCTCGGATGCAATGAAACCTCGTACATCGGCCTCCGAGAAAGCTCCTTTATAAAAGTCTTTGTTATCGGCGTGTTTCATACTAATTGCTCCATGTAGAATTCACCGTCTTCATCCTTGCGTACATTATTTGCCACGCATGGGAAGTCGATGTCGTAGTCATTCACGATAGCACGAATCTGCTTACCGTCTTGCCGTACTTCGATGACGCATCCATCTTTTACGAATACTTCGATTGAGATGTTCAGTACGTCACCAGCCGAGTCTTCATCAACTGCCATATTCTAAATCCTCGAACCGGGCGATATTTGGTTTGAACGTAACTTCTGCATGAGGATCACCCGGCATATCTTCTCTACGCAGTTTGTTTTTGGGTAGGCCGATGAAGCGACTGTACTGTAGATTCAGGTCATTACTTGCCCCGATCATAAGTTGGAAGTCGCAAGCACCCTGCTTACCTGTCTTGGAGTCTTTCAACATACCGAGCGTAGGGAATTGCATCCCATCGCCCTCGTTGCTGATCTGAGATGCAGCGATACCGATGCACTCGTACTTAACGCAGCGTTCCCGTGCCCACTTGTACATCTCTTCTAGTTGTAAATCGGTTCGAGCCTCGCCACCAAATCCTTTTATGTTGTCAATCATGTCGTAAATGATGATGCCGGGATTGCTGTTCTCGATAATGGCCTCCACCTGCCCAACATGAGCACCGTGGATGTTCACTACACGAATCTTGTCAGCACGTCCTACGGCATCAATGTACGCTTGCTTCAACGCTACTGGGTCTTCAGCCATCTCGACGAGTTCACGAATAGACAGGCCGAGAGCAGACTGGTACAGCCGCTTGCGGATACGCCCACTTGGGCCTTCGTTGTTCAGCCAGAGCACGTTCTTATCGTCAGCAAGCTGTGCTGCCATGAACGTAACCTCCGACGACATAAACGAGGTCTTACCCTTGTCAGGTCGGCCAGCTACAATACCAAAGTCACCGGGAACCATTGGGCGCATGTGCTCATTGAGAATGTTGAGTCGCCACTTGATACCATCTTGGTTGATGTCCTCTTGTAGGAGGTCTAGGATGTCTGTATCATCCCATTTCACTTCCTTCATACCAACATTCAGCTTAAAAGCGTCTAGCTCTGCACTGATATAGTCGGATAGAGGCATAACCAGATCACCTGCATCATACTTTGTGACGAGGTTCGCTATGTTTGTGCCAAGGGATAGCTCGTACAGGTCTCGGAGAATCCCATCACGGGTATTCTCGTCTACATCCTGATCGACTTGGCGTAGAATACCTTTGTATGAGTTGAATTGCTCTTCCGTAAGTGACGGATGCCATTGTCGGAAGCGAGGAGTGAACACCGCGAGGTCGATACGATCATGGTCGAACTTCTCAAAATATTTCCCGAAGTCGTCGAGAAGTGCTTTGGTTTTTGGATCAATCGACGCGACTGGTACAGTACGCATGAGCCGCTGGAATTCCTTGCGGTACTTCATGATCTGTAATAATACTACGTCTAACATCTGTGTTGTCCTTTCTGCTTCTTTAGCCAGTTCTGTGTTCTGGCGAATAAAGCCTGATGTTGAACCATGTTCGCATGAGCAACAAGCCTACTGTACAAATCCTCCACCAACTCAACGGCGCTGGTGTCACTGCGAGGGGCTTGCGGCTTCGGCATATCGTACTTGACCCCAAGTGCCAGTGCCGCGCCCAATTTGATT